ATACATCTTATCCATCAACTCTGGAAGGAACCCACGCACATCTTTCCTATACTGTGCTCCATTAGCACACGTTGCATATTCACTACTGATCTCAGTTTCTTGGTTTAGAAACCTCTCAACGCTTGCGCCGGGACATCTAGCCTCCCGGAGGGTTTCCGGACTGATATTGTATTGCATAATAAGATGAGGATAGAGAGAGTTAAGGTCAAAGCTAACCACCCAATCATAGCGTCCCGGTTTCGGTTCCTTGACGTAGGCTCCTGCGTATTTTTCATTTTTCTGAGATTTGTTTTTAGGTGGAATTACAATGTTACGTTTCTTGAGATAATTATAAATGATGTTATCCCACATCCGTACTTGGTAGAAGACATCATTATAGTTTACTTTCGCATCATACGCCATAGTAAGTGCGAGTTCGATCAATTTCATCTTGTCTTCAAGACGGTCAACCAGTTCTACGTCAACAATGTTATATTCAATAAACTTCTGCCATCCCTTCTTATAGAAATCCTTAAAGGTCTCAAACTCACTGTGGTCTAACTTCTTCTGTCCAAGCTCTACTTCAGCAATATAATCCAAACGATAAGATTCTTGTGCCTTATAAGTAAACTTCTTATAAAGATCCAGATAATCTAGTTGAGTAACACCACCAACATCAAAGGTAGTATGAGTCCTTCCCATAAGATGTATTTCACCCTCACTACAAAGTCCCCAGGGTGACATACGCTTCATTAATTTCTCACCAAGCACCCTCCTAAGACGCTTGCAAATATAAGGTATATCATATAGTTGAATGTTCCATCCAGTTATTACATCTGGAACATCCTGCATCCAATACTCAATAAAAGTATTCAGTAATTGATGCTCAGTATTACACTGATAATATGTTACGTCCTTACGATTATTCTGGAAGGGGTTAATTCCCCAAGTAATGATCTGCTTCGTTGTATAGTCCTGGATAGTGATAGCAAGTATCTCTTCCTCGCACGATTCAACATCAGGGAACCCTTGCTCAGACGCAACTTCAATATCCAGAGTAACAAGTTTAATTTTACTGATGTCAAACTTAATCTCATCTTCGGGATATTTCTCAGATATGTACTGGTAGATATAACGGTCATGACCATATATCTCGAATCCTTCCACATCCTCGTATTTTCTATAAAACTCCCTGCAATCTCTAACCGTTCCTGGATTAATAGCTTCAACTTTTTCTCCACTCAACGTCTTATATTTAGCCTTTCCTTTAGATTTGACGAATAAGGTGGGGAAAAACTCATCCCTATGCTCATATCTCTTACCATTCTCTACACCCCTCACCAGGAATTGATTCCCGATTAGTTGTACGTTGGTGTAGAATTTCATTTAGTAAGATCGATGTATTTTTCAAGTAATGTGGGAGTAGGGTCACACAAGGTAAGTATCTTATCAGAACTCATCATAAAAGTATCGTTCTGTGTGACACTTAGTAAATAGGGTTCTAAGGTACCATCTTCCTTACACACAAAAGGATTGACTAATTTACAATCAGGTTCTCCTATATCAATAGCAGCAACCTGAACAACCTCACTAATCAGAGTCTGTTGATTCGTCAGTGCTAGTATCTTTATTATCCTGTCCATAGTTTACAACATCCTCTAAATACATTTCTTGAAGTTTGGTTACCGGTTCTACCATTGTTATCATCCAATCGGCAGGGATAGGAATTCTTTCATCTTTAGCAAGAGGCATCCATGGAAACAAAGAAACTGAATATCCAGCTTTATGTTCCCTACCTTCTTGATCTAGTTCTCTAGGATCCCTCATCTTAATAACACAAGGCTTATTTAGGTAGTACCCTATAATTCTACGAGGATTGTCTTTATTACCCTCTTCTCCCATTGCCATCTCTGCAACATCAGCAATGATGTCTTCTCCAGATTTTAATAGCAATAATTTAATTGTCATAACTTTTAGTTACCTCTTACTATTCTACCACAACTTCTCCAATTGTCCAACAATCGTGATAAGGTGTGATATGCATTAATGTGTCATCCTCTGCCCACTCAGGAACTATAACACAGAACCCTATACCCAAATTAAATACTTTCTTCATTTCATCCTCTAGTATTTCACCAGCACACATTACCTTACTAAAGATTTCAGGCATCCTCCAGGAGTTATAGTCAACCATTGGTTTAAGACCCTTTGGAAAGCACCTAGGGAGGTTCTCAGGGATGCCTCCACCAGTTATATGAGCCATACCAAAGATACAACCCATCTCCTCTAGAAGGTGTTTTACAACAGGAGCATAGATGGTAGTAGGTGTGAGTAACTCAGGCATATCTTTATAAACAATCTTCTGTCTCCATAGCATATCACGTAAAAGAGTATATCCATTACTATGGAATCCACTACTCTCTATACCAATAATCTTATCACCTTCTTTAATACCACAACCAGTAATCATATTATAATCTTCTACTACACCAGTACAGAATCCTGCAAGGTCAATATCCCAACTACTTCCCCTATCTCCTGGTTTACCATGTTCAGCAGTCTCTCCACCTAGGAGTTGCATATCTGCTATCTTACATCCATGAATAATACCGTCTACTATATCTCCCAAAATATCTTGGTCTAATTTACCAGTAGAAATATAATCAAGAAAGTATAATGGTTTAGCACCTGAACAGATTACATCATTAACACACATCGCAACTAGGTCTTGACCAATAGTGCTCCAATCCATAAAGATTCTACACACCTCAATCTTGGTACCTACTCCATCCGTACTAGAAATTAATACAGGTTCATCATAATCTTCAATATCAGGAATCCTAAAAGCACCATTAAAACCCCCAATACCAGGTACTTTATTTTTAATCTTTTCTACAAAAGCATTACCTGCTTCTATATCTACACCAGAACTTTTATAATCCATAAAAAAAGAGGGGTCGTTAAGACCCCTTTATTATATCACAAATAATCTTTCCTGGCATGATGGTCAGGAACAATCTTACTCAACTCCACGGTGAGGAGTCCGTTGTCAAAGCTGACGGATCTAACCTCCGTATCGTCGGAGAGCGTCCATTCTCTGGCAAAGGAACGTTGGGCCAGTCCTTTGTAGACAAATTCTCCATCATTTTCTGATTCTTTCTTTTTGCCTTCCACATGTAGTTTTCCAAACTCCGTGAAGACTTTGATGTCATCCTTCTTAAACCCGGCAAGGGCGATTTCGAGTTTCGATAAGACATTGTTAATCTGTACCAAGTTGTAAGGTGGATAGTTAGTGGCAGGTGTATCCCAAAATCTATTGAGATAATCATCTATGCCGATGCTGTTCCTATTAATCTTTTCCAGTAGTTCTGGAAGATTGGCAGCATGATACCGTGCTAATGTACCCATGATAGTAGCCTCCTTTGAAAGCGAGATTTAGTTGTGTTGTCCCTTTACGGCGACACTACTAATTATAACATCACGGGTGTCTTTATAGGAGTCTACGTTGTACGTAAAACCGCCCATTTTCTTTACTGCTTCCCCTAAAGAATAATCATTACCTCCTGGTTCCATTCTATCACCAAAGAAATGTATCTCATCATCTGCAGTAAAATCTCTTAATATCTGACTCTTATCAGCACCAAGTGGTCCAATATCAATACCGGTCTGTCCTCCTAGTGCCACAGTCAAATCTGGAAACATATCCAATATTCTCAAGGCTATGAACCTTCTTTCACTATGGATTTTATTCCATTTGATATATTCATCCCTACCTTTCATTGGGTCAGGATCTCTGCCTAGAATACTAAAGTTAACCCCACCAGGTCTTCTCTCAATATGGTTCCCATTACGAATAGGAAACTGACTGAAATCTAATTCATCCTGTAAGAACCTTTCTACCTTTTCAGGCAACTCCCAGTCATCTCTATAGACATTCTTATCACCCTCATACACATCACTACCAGAGCAATTGTAAACCCTCTTACAATTGTTATAAATCTCTGGTGTAATCTGTTCTAGGGTTTTATCTCTATCACTACCCGTGACAAGATAAACATCATTCTCCTCAGTGAACTGGAAGAACTCATCGAAAAATTCGGGGGTTATCTTTTTCCTGCTAGGAGTTAAAGTCCCGTCAACGTCAAAAATAAATTTTTTCAATCTTCTGGTGTCTTTCCTTTCTTACCTATATTATACTTCTGTTCCAGGATCCAGTCACCTTTATCTTTATAAGAAAGAACTTTAATCTGGTTAAGAGGTGCAATGTCAGAAACTGAATCTGGTTTTACAACAGAAATAAGTCCCCAATCAGCAAGTAAGCGAGCAATCCTATTACGTCGCTGTACGTCATTAGAGGTGAGGTTAGCATGCTTCCCATCCAATGCAAATAATTCTTTGAAATGCACGATATAATATCTACCTTGCTTGTGTAGAATATGGCAAGATTGATAGAGTTTCTTTTCCTTCCTAGACGCTACTCCAATTCTCGTCAGCGTTTCACGCACCTTAAGAAAATCATCAGGTTCATTAAGAAGAACCTCTACCATTTGGTCCTGAGACCACTTTACTTCAGGTTCTACTGTAGTAGTCATTTCGATCCTCCAGTTTCAAGTCGTTGTTTAATAAATTCCAGTTGTTCATTTGATAAAATTTTCAGTGCTTGAGAAGCTTTCTCATTACTATAACCATAGTATTGTTTAACACTTTGGAGATCCGTGACTTTTTCCTTTCGGAGCCAGGGAGAAAATCTCTTCTTTTTCCTCAAAGTATTTAGATAAAAATTATATTGCATATCCTTGTC